GTAACCGATGCCGCTGGTGGGTACACCGTAGGAGACTACGTAGTATTTAGCAACGCTACCGCAGTAGGTGGGTTAACTATAGACGGTGAGTACACCATAGAAAGCACTGGGGTAGGTACATACACTATTGATGCGGGCAGTAACGCGTCGTCTTCGGCTACAGGTGGTGGCACCGTAACTGCTGAGTACCTTATATCACCCGGCCCCGAAATAACCGTCCCATTGACTGGTTGGAGTGCGTCTACATGGGGTTCTGGAACTTGGGGTTTAGGTGCGACTGGCGCAGAAGAACTACGTATATGGTCTCAAAGCAACTTCGGCGAAGATTTAGTATTCGGCTATCGTGGTAGTGCGCTTTATTATTGGGATACATCGTCCGGTACTTTGGCTCGTGCGGTGCTTGTATCGTCTCTAAGTGGCGCATCTAACGTACCCGCTAGTCAGAATCAGATACTTGTCTCAGACACTAGTCGATTTGTATTTTGTTTCGGGTGCCCAGAAATAGGCTCTGCTGATTTAGACCCCATGCTTATTCGTTGGTCAGATCAAGAAGACATAACAAACTGGCTACCAGCACCTACAAACCAGTCAGGTAGTTTGCGTCTATCTTCTGGAGCCGAAATCATAACCGCTACACAAGCACGTCAGGAAATACTGGTCTGGACAAACTCGTCAATGTATTCGTTGCAGTATGTTGGACCCGATATCGTGTGGTCCTCTCAGTTACTAGGCAGCAACATATCTATCGCATCAAGCAAATGCACCGCCTATGCAAGCGGTATCGCGTACTGGATGGGTAAAGACAAGTTCTACGCCTATGACGGTCGTGTTCAGCCCCTACCTTGTAATGTACGTAAGTTTATATTTAACGACATAAACCGAGATCAATACGAGCAGGTGTTTGCGGGAACTAATGAAGGGTTCCATGAAATCTGGTGGTTCTATTGTTCAGAAGGCTCAACTACTATTGACCGCTATGTAATATTCAACTATCTAGACAACATCTGGTACTACGGCACGTTAGGTCGCACAGCTTGGATAGATACAGGACTAAGTAATTACCCAGTAGCTGCTACGTACGCTAACAACCTTGTTGAGCATGAAAACGGGGTAGACGACAACACTACAGCAACCCCACAACCAATACCTGCGTACGTTACCTCGGCTGAATTTGATCTAGAAGATGGGCATACGTTTGCGTTCATTCATAGGATACTACCGGACGTATCGTTTGATGGGTCAACTGCAGATAGCCCCAGTGTGAATATGACATTGCTACCACTCAAAAACTCTGGTTCGGGATACCAAGATCCCGCTTCTGAAGGTGGTACCAACCAAGCTACCGTAACAAGATCGGCTACAGTGCCTGTAGAACAGTATACAGGGCAGGTTTTTGTGCGCGTGCGAGGTAGGCAGATGTCTATAAAGATAGAGTCAGAGGACTTGGGCGTGCAGTGGCAGTTAGGTTCGCCTAGAGTAGATATGCGGTCGGATGGTAGACGTTAATGGCTAATGAGATAGAGAAGATTGAGCCCCCTGCCTTACCGTTAGCTACAGGTACGTACAGTAGGCAATACCAAGATCAGACCAACAACATCCTCCGTTTGTTCTTTAACAGGATAACTTCTTTGGTTAGAGCACTATTATCCACCAACGACGGCGGTAGGTTTTTGTATTTTCCTAGAGGTTTGTTTTACAGCACGACCAACCAAACTGCTGTCGCCACTAACACAGGCTATCCTGTTGAAATGGAAGTTACTTACATCGGTAACGGAATATCGGTGCAAGGTACCAATAATTCACGGGTTACGGTTAATGCAGATGGGATATATAATTTCCAACTAACGCTTATGACACAACACACTAACTCTTCGGACGTTACAATATGGACGTGGATAAATAAATCAGGCAGTGTAGTGGCTTATGGCGGACAAAAGCAGTCAGTGAAAGGTAATGGAGACCATACAGTTTTTTGGAACTTCAGTATCGACATGGTGTCAGGAGACTATATAGAAATGTATTGGGCAACAAATGATATCGCTCTTAGTCTTCACTCAGAAGCCCCAACGTCACCACACCCCGGTGTTCCCTCTGTTATATTAGCGGTCTCTTTCGTGAGTAATTTATAATGGATTATGAGATTGGATCTATAGACATTGGCGATTTGCCTGACTATAACCTACCAGAACCTACTATATCGCTTGTAAATTACGATGCTGAAACAGGAATCGTAGAGTTTAGTGATGGGTCTACGTACAACACAAATACAGCTGAGTACATTGCTGGAGAGGGATCTTACACAGATCCTAGTTATGTAAGTAACCAAGTATACGCTACGCGGTTTGGTGAGCGTGCCCCACAAATAGTAGAGTACTTTGACCGTTGGCAGAACTTACTGTCCAGTGGTGCGGAGATACCTCAAGATATAGATAAGCGCGATGATGCGTTTAACGAAACGATCTACTTTACTGATCCTGATTACCAAGGCTTCCAAGATCCGTCTCCAATAACATGGGCAGCGCAAAATTTAAAATCCTTTGAGGATATCCGCACCCTTGCAGACTTACCTGATTATTTGTCGATTTACGACGATTATAAAAACTCTGAAGACATTATCACTTCTGAGACCGTATCTGATGCCTATTGGACGTTACTAAGTGGGGATGGTCCAGAAGCCGCCCTATCCGAGTACTACGGCACTGATGTTAATCTTGGTGACACTACAGGAGCGGACTACAGCAATATAAGCAAATACGGCGACATAGGTGAGGAAGAATTTAGGCAATTCCAGTCCATAATCAAACCTATCCTAGAGACGTCAGTGCCTTATGTAATGCTGACACAGGGTTTAGACTACACCGATGCTGTTGAGTACACTTACACGCACGATCCTATGGCTGCCGCTGTTTATACGGCGTACGGAGTAGATCTATACCGCCAAACAAGTGATGGCTCTACGTATATCTTTGACCCAATTTTAGGGCAGGAGATGCGTTCTTTGGAGGTAAAAGACCCTAACCTCCGTGACATTATGCCGACTATTGCTCAAATTATAGTTATAACTACAGCTACGTATGGGCTTGGTAACTTGTTTAGCAGTATGTACGCAAACGCGGGGTTATCTGGTACTTCAATCGGAGCTTCATCTGGATCTGCAGATATAGGCGCGACTTTGGCTGAAATATCCGCGTCGCAGGGGGCTACGTCTGGTTCTGCACTTCAAAATATTATTGCTACTGCTACTGGAGGCACTGCTGGAGCCGGTTCAGCCGCCGTACAAGCTGGATCTGCCGCTTCGATTGCTGGACAAGCCACAGCCGCTGCTCTTATAACTCTTGCCCAAACAGGAGATGTAGAACAAGCGCTTAAATCTGCTGTACTTGCTGGAGGTACCGACTTCCTAGCTAACAGCAATATTGTGAGATCTACGCTCGATTCGTTTGCACAATACGTAGGTATCGACGGAATAGAATTAAACTTATCTATTGGGGACGCAGCCTCTGTTCCTGCAGGGACGCTGGCGAGTTCGGCAGCCGCTTCGTTAGGTTCTCTATTTGACATATTAACTAGTGGCGGGTTCGGTGGAGCAGGTGCAGGTGCGCTTTGTTTTGCTCCTCCTTGTGAACCCGGAACTATATTTGTAGGTAATGCACTTAATGCTGTAGGGAACGTGGCAGACGAGGTAATATCGTCGGGAGTTATTGGTGGCCCCCTTGCAGGTGCAGGTGCAACAGGAATTACTGCGGCTCAGTTTTGGAACGAGTTTAGGAACCAGTGGTACAACTACAAACCAGACGAAAACAACGTTGATGACCCCAACGCCAATTTACCCGGCTTTGATATTTTACCTGAAGACAGTACCGCGCTTAAATTAGCTAAATCGTTGGCTAACTCGTTTGGCGACACGCTTGCGCCGCAGGTTATGTACAACAAAAACACTGGCGAGTGGGAAGAGTCATATCAATTTAGTGATTGGTTACAGGAAAACGTACAGAAGTTTGCGGATAACATTGACGACGACGTAACCGACGCAGCTAAAGAGTTCCTGAAAAAAGCCGTAGATAACGCAGAAGAGACGGGCGATAGAACTCGTTTGATGTGGTCCACTATCGCTATAAACACTGGCGGTGAGATGCTCAAGTGGCTGAATACTACATTCACATCAATGGAAAAGTACGACCCAGATACCCCCCTTGCTAAATTTGCTGGCGAATTACAAGGTTTAGCGGAAGCCGCCCAGCCAGAAGATTTTAAAGCTCGCGTGCGAGAAATGGATGCAGCTTACGCCAATGCCGAGTCTATATCGGATGCAGCTGCGGCTCTATACGGATCATTTGAAGAGACTCCAGCAGATTTTTTCTATCACTACCTAGCTGGTGAGGTCGCAGAAGAAGCTGCACAGTTCGGTATTTCTGCTATCGCTGGAGGTACGGCAGGGGCATTAAGTTACTTCAAAAACCGTGGAGAAGATTTCGCCAAAGCCGTAGCTAAAAAAGCCTCAAAGCAAGCCGCTGTCGGTGCGGACATGCTAACTGGTTGGATCGAAGGTTATGGCGGTGAAGCAGCTGGTGCCTACGAAGAAGCAAAAGCACTGGCTCTAAAGCAGGGCATGGGTGAAGAGGAAGCTGAAGAATACGCACAGACTCTCGCTAACCAAGTTGGTATGACCTCAGCTATTTCGGAGATGGCAGCAAGCGCCCTTGGGTTAGATGCTATTACTAACTTTATAGCAGGTAAGCGTGGTGAAGGCTCTGCGTTTATTCAAGCGGCTATTACTACCGCAATAGAGGGTGCTACTGAAGCGGTGCAGGGTGGCATTGTAAGCCTAGTTAAAAACTGGGGGCTTAGTGATATAGATCCTACTATCGACGTCAATTTAGAAGTAGGAAAAGATGCGTTATTAGAGGGTCTACTTGGCACATTTATTGGTGGAGGTGTTGGCAGTGCTCAAGCATTTTCGGACGCGTTGCGTGTTAACGTTAAAGTACAAGAGGAAATAGGTCGCGCCACAATAAACAACCCCGACGATCCAGCAGCGGCGGCAGAAGAAGTAAAAGAGACGTTTAATAACCCAGATAGCTTCTACAACCAAGCTATGCAGGGCTTTAGAGAAGACTTTGGGGTTGACTTTACCAATGTGGTAAACACCGTAACTAGTAGTGATATACTCAACACGGTGTATGACCCGGGTTACACGTCTACTGAAGAAGTAAAAGACGCGTTTAATGCGTTAGGCTATGAGGGTTTTACTCCCACTTACGAAGATATGCTGAATATCCTTAACGGGGCGTACGATAACAGTACAGTGCAGAGTGCCGTATTAGACTATGCCGAACCGTTATACACAAGCAGGGGCGACATACTAGCCGCTGCCGAAGACGCTGGAGTTACGTTAACTGAAGAACAAATTTCCGGTCTTATAGGGCGTAATGACGGCACCGACGTTGGTACCAAGATAGCTGAGTTATTGCCCGATCCTAACAACCTTAGCTCGCAGACAGTGCATATCGACTATGACACGAGCACGTACTATTTCTCAGATGGCTCTACGTTTAATTCAGACACAGGCGTATTTTCTTCTGGTTCGATTGATGCCGACGGTAATATCACATACGCAGATGGGTCTGTGTACAGCCCAGATACAGGAGATATAACTAACGCTTCTGGAGTATCTACAACTGCAACAACGCAAATCAGCAGTACCGGTAACAACGACGGCACAGGAACAACATGGTTCGATGAAGCAAGCGACGCAGATAAAGGCGTTGCCAACACGTTGTGGGGGTTATACCAAAACGCAATTAACTCTAACGACCAGAATACCGCAGACCAATTTCTAACTATGTATAGGAATCTTACTGGGGTAGACATACAACCACCAGACTACGAGCCACCTGATGATGGAGGAGGCGGCACTGGGCAAAATCCTGATAGTGGACAAAACCCTACTGGTGGAGTGGACTTAACTAACCTACTAAATCAACTTATCCAGAACGGTGCTACTACTGAGCAAATAGATAATCTACGCACCGAGATCATTGGGTTGATGGGTAACGTTGCCTCTCAAGAATCCGTTGATGCTGTACAAGATACTGTAGACGAAATACTTACCTCCCTTACCGACGTAGCTAAACAGTCCACGTTAGTAGCGTTCCGCGATCAGCTGTTTAATATGATAAGCGGACTTGCATCACAGTCTAGTGTAGATTCTCTTGCGGCGCGAGTAGCGGCAAACGAAGCAGCGGGTATGACCCGTGACGAAGCTACACAAAAAGCAATTCAAGATTTGTCCGCTCAACTTGGTGTGGGTATAGACGAATTAGCCGCTGCTATTAATGAGAACCGAGATGCTATAGGCGACATTGGTATCAGCATAGACGAGCTTAATACCGCAGTTACCAGCATCCAAGACCAACTTAAAAACGTAGCGAGTCAAACAAGCGTAAATGAAATACGCACGCTCATGGAGCAGTACCAAGCTCAAAACATGAGTCAGTTTGAAGCACTACAACAAGCTATAGCGGATATATCTGCGCAAACTGGGAAAACTCCTGAGAGCATACTCGCCGAAATTGCTGCGAATAGAGATGCTATAAACGCGTTAGGGGTAGATATTGGAACTCTTAACGAAGCAGTTATAAGCATACAGAATCAGTTAAAAGACGTAGCCACTAGAGATCAAGTAGAAAATCTAAGCGCGTTAGTTACTCAATACGAAGCAGCAGGTCTAAGTAGAGACGCGGCGCTTCAGCAAGCTATTAAAGATTTGTCAGAGCAAACTGGTCAGTCAGTTGTAGAAATCCAAGCTGCACTAGCTGCAAATCAAGACACCTTAGATGAGTTTGGGCTAAATCTTAATGAGCTAAATACTGCAGTTACCAACATCCAAGAGCAGTTAAAGAATGTAGCTACTAAAGACCAAGTAGAGAATCTAAGTAACTTAGTTGCTCAGTATGAAGCCGACGGCTTGAGCAGAGACGAGGCTCTTCAGCAAGCTATTAAAGATTTGTCAGAGCAAACTGGTCAGTCAGTCGAAGAGATCCAAGCCGCACTAGCTACAAATCAAGATACCTTAAATGAGTTTGGGTTGAACCTAAACGAGTTGAACACCGCTGTTGGTAGCATTCAGGAGCAGTTAAAGAACGTAGCTTCGCAAAGCAGTGTAGATCGGTTACTAGAACTCATAAACGAGTATGAAGCCGCAGGTCAAAATAGAGACACCGCTACTCAGAACGCAATATCTGACCTGTCTACACAGCTTGGTACTACCGAACAGAACTTAATTAACGAAATATTAGGGTCAGAGCAACGTATAACAGGTGAGATAAACACCATTGCCGATCTTATTGGGAAACCGCCTTCGGCAGTTACGGATGCAGATATTGATTTTGTTTCAGACATCATTGCCCAGCAAGAAGCTCTAGGAGAGTTGTTTGAGTACACCCAACAACAGTTGGCATACGACGTAACTGGCGATGGCGTAATTGATGCTACTGACCTAGATATTTTACAGCGTGCTCTACAAGGCGAAGACGTAGATATATCTTTAGCTTCACAGTTTCAACCCACTGGTCTGTATGGATATAACCAACAACTCGCACAGCAAACGCAAGGCACGGTTATAGATCAAGCTACGCAAACTAGAGACTTAGTTACTTCAGAAGCAGAAAGAACTAGATTAGAAGGTATAGCGGGAGATTTGCTTGGTATACTAGAACCTTCAGATATTACAGGTAGGAAAGTTACTGTTGATACACCTGACCCTGCTAGGATAGGATACCTATATGATTTTAGTAGTATCTTTGCTACTCCTCAACAAGAAGGTATGTTTGTGAGTCCTTACGGCGGACAGAGAGGGTATGCAAAAGGTGGTACTGTATTAGACATTAATGATGAGTTACTTAAACTCCTAGAGAGGTAACATGGGCGATTTTATTGATCTTATTGGGCGGTTATTTTCGGGGGGATCTGGTGGCTCCAGTGGTGGTCGCGGAGGTGATAGTATACTCGATCTTCTGGCTGCTTACGGTATAGTTGAGTCAGGTATTGGAGAAATGCGAACGCCTCAAGTAGGATACCAAGGCGAGATACCAGAATACCAAGTAGTTAGAGAGCGAGTCCCTACTACAGACGAAGGTAGACGCCCCGGCGAAGCTGGCAGACGTTACTTTAGTGACTTGTCGTACGCTAAAAAACCTGAGCAACAAGCCATGACAGTGCCTCAAGCGCAAATGGCGGCGCAGCAGCAAGCAGCTCAGCTAGCTCAACAGGAAGCAATGCGTCGTGCACAGGCAACCAACCGAGCAGTATCTCAGATGGCATCGGGTGGACTAGCGTCTATTCAACCTAAAGGATACTACTTAGGTGGTGCTACAGACGGTATGGCAGATCAAGTTCCTGCATCTATTGATGGTGTGCAAGAAGCAAGATTAAGCGATGGTGAATTCGTAGTACCTGCAGACGTAGTAAGTCATTTAGGTAACGGTAATTCAAATGCTGGTGCTAAAGAACTTTATGGTATGATGGATAGAATACGAAAAGCGCGGACTGGTACTGCCAAACAAGGTAGAGAAGTCAACCCTACCAAATATACGCCAGCGTGAGGTGAAATATGAGTAATACCACAAATACAGGATTAGGGGATAACATTGAGTCAAACCCTAACGTAGGTAAACAAACAGGGACTGAATCTTCTCTATCTTCGTGGGCTGGACCTTATGTAACAGAGATGCTGGGTAGAGGACGAGCTCTCGCCTCGCAACCTTATCAAGCTTATACAGGCCCACTTACGGCTGGGCAATCTGCCGCTCAACAAGCGGCGTTCAGTGGCATAGCAGGGTTAGCAGTACCTACAGAACAGATGGGGGCGTTTACTCCACAGTCGTTCACCCAACAGGGCACAGCTCAGCAATACATGAGCCCATACCTACAAGCTGCTCTAGAACCTCAGATCGCTGAAGCACGCCGACAAGCGGAGATCCAAAGACTACAAGACGCGGGACGATTGACAAAAGCCGGTGCGTACGGTGGGTCTCGGCAAGCAGTTATGGAGTCTGAGCTTAACCGAAACTTGTTACGTAATGTAGCAGATATTACTGGTGCAGGGTACCAACAGGCGTTTACTCAAGCGCAGAACCAGTTTAATACTGAGCAACAACGTCAACAAGCTGCACAAGAATTGACCAACCAGTACGGACTGCAAGCGTTGCAGCGACAAGCAGAACTCGGCGCGCAAGAACGTGCAATAGGATCTGAAGGTATTATGGCTGACCGACAGCAGTTTGAAGAGGAACGAGACTTCCCCTACAAGCAAGTACAGTATATGCAGTCGTTACTTCAAGCACTACCGCTGCAGTCTCAATCGTATACGTACTCCGAGCCTAGTAAACTAGATACGATCCTTGGTGCACTAGGTAATGTGCGAGACCAAGGTGGAGTAAGTGGTATTTTAAACGCGCTGTTCGGTATCTTAGGAAGTGGTAACAGCGGGGAAGTAAATAGACCCGACTCTATGACAGGGGGTACCGAAGGATGATCGGTGGAATTGACCAGCAGATACAACAGAAAGTAGATGCTTATCGAGGGAATCCTCAGCAGTTAATGCAGAGATACCAGCAGAACCAAGAGCTTATCGACCTGCTTGCCCTGCAAAAATTGAAGTCTGAGAAAGATGCCGCTGCCCGTGAAATGCAAATGCAAATGCAGACTACTCCACAGACTATAAAAGATCAGCGTGAAGCTGAATTGTTGGGTCGCACTAAAGACGAAATGGTTCAGCAGACTAGCGGCATTATGCAAGAACGCGCTAAGCGCCAACAGCAGAACATGCAACGTACCGCTAATCAAGGGCTACCTCAACTACCCGCAGGTAACATGCAACAAATGGCAGGTGGCGGTATTGTTTCGTTCGCCGAAGGTGGTGCGGTAGAAGGTATTATTGATGACTTTGTTAGAAAAGGCGCGGACGCTAAAACTTTAATGGAAGTATTCGGGGATGACCCCAATGCTCGTAGATATATCGAACAAAAGTTAATGAACAACGAGATTCGAAAATCTGGACGAGTAAGTATGGGAAGGCGCCCTGCAGAAGGTATGTCTATTCCTGATCGCGCCCCGACTATTGATACCGGTAACATAATGAGCTTGTTAGGTCCGAGAAAAACTAAACCTTACAAACCTTTAGAAGAAGCGGCAGCAAAACGCTCTCCTATAGGACCTGATCCGTTCGGTGGTGTTGGTTTGTATGGTGGTGAACGCGCTCCTACTGCCGAAGGTAAAGGCGACGGTGCTGGTGGTTTTGGTGGGTTCGTCGATGGGGTCCGCGAAATACTACGCCAAATGCAAGAAAGCGCAGCTCAAACTCCGGGCGGTCCAGTAACTGAAGGCGCTACACTTAATAGAGAACTGCGTGGTAAAGAAGGTCCGGGCGGATTATACGAAGGGCAGACAGCTCCACAAACAGAAGTAAACCGACCTGATTCTATGACAGTTCCACAAATAGACCCACGCCAGCAACAAATGGACCTACGCCAGCAACAAATGGACCAGCTACAAGAGATCGACACTTCAGGTCTAGCTGGTCTAAAGAAAGAATCTCTGTCTCCTAGAGAATTATATGAGGCGAATAGGAGCGTATTGTCTAAAGAGCTATTACGACAACAAAGCCCAGAAGAATTGGAAAAAGAACGTCGGCGAGCTTTCTATTATGGTGGGCTACGTAATGGCGGTCGTGGCGGTTTTGGTGGTCGTGGTGCAGCTATGGCAGATGTAGAAGCCATGCAAAAAGCCAGAGAACTTCAAGGCATTGAAAAACTCATGGGTGTCGATAAAGAACTTATGACTATGGACCAAGAAGCTCAAAAAATGGAGCTTGAAAAAGAATCGACCAGACTGCTTGGTGAGATCAGACAAGGACAACTAACCGCCGCTCAAATGAACAGCATAGCCGGTGAGATAAGTTCTATGACTGAACAAGTAGAAGATGCGCTTGTAATGGATAATACTTATAGGACGTTAGACGAACAGTATCAAGAAGCTGTAGAAGATGGCGATAAGGCTATGGCGGAAACGTTACTAAGACAACGTGAGCAATACAGACAGAGTAAGATCAAGTCTATGTATCCAAACTATGCGGACCTAGTAAAAACTCAGAAAGAACTTAACCAGAAAATGTTAGGTTCCGCCGGGTTTGGTAAAGTAGAGAGATTGTCTCAGTAAGGAGTTAGCATGGCGGTATATCAAGTAACTGGACCTGACGGCAATCTTTACCGGATCGAAGGTCCAGAAGGAGCCACTGACGCTGAAGTTATTGCTGCTGTAAGGTCTCAGATAGAAGCCGAAACAGCTTCTGCGTCAACAGCTTCTATGTCAATAGAAGACCAAGTTGCTAGAGACATAGAACTACGACAGTTACTACGACGTGGGGACGCTGGATTTTTTGATAACATCCTATCTGGTCTCGGCGTAGGTGCAATAGCCCCACTAGAATCTGCCGCCCTTGGTGCCGCCACTCTACTAGACGAAGAACAAGAACTTGACGCTAGAGAAGCTATTAAAGGTGCCGCTGATTATGTAAGCCCCAGAGGAGGTGACCCAGAAGCTTTATCTTACGAGCTAGCTAGTGCTGTTGGTTCACTAGGCGCGTTCTTAGGCACTGCCCTACTAGGTCCGGCGGCTTTACCCGCTGCGCTTGCTTTGACTGCTGGTGCTGGTGCTGGTGAGGCTAGTGAGCGTGCTCGTGCCGCAGGTGTATCTGAAGAAGAACGTAACGAAGCGGCGTTTAAAGGTATGTTCGTAGGTGGGTTAGATATTCTACCTCTTGGTCGGCTTGCATCTAGGTTAGGCATTCCTGTCTTAACTGACATGATAAACAAGCTTGGACCTAGAACGGTAAACAACTTAAAAGACAGAGTAATAAACGCTCTTACTACCGGTGGGGTCGAAGCCGCGCAAGAAGCCACTGCCGCTACTTTACAGAACTTAATTGAGCAAGGGTATAACCCAGATCAAACTTTGGTAGAGAGTGTTGGCGAAGAAGGTCTTATTGGCGGGTTTGCAGGTGCTTTGTTAGGTCTTTTCCTTCCCGGAAAAACAGGAGACGCCGCGGTAGACGACGCGAAAGACCAAGCCGAAGAGATACTAGCGCTACCCGCCCCACAACTAAAACTACCCGCACCCGAAACAACCGTGTCAGAAGAAGCACCAACAGAAGTTTTGGGTTTGGGGTACGAACCTACACGCACTATTACAATGCCTGATGGCAGTACTCAAGAAGTACCCAGTGAATTTGTAGAGCGTGCCCGTATACAAGAGCAAGAAGCACGTACCGTAGAAGAAGCCGACCAACAACGTCGTCGCGCCGAAAGTGAACAGGGGCTAGCTGCCTTACAACGTGTAGCAAAAGAAGAAGCTCAAATACAAGAGCTAACACGTGAACGAGAATTACCAGAAGCTGAGCTAATGGCGTTGGAAGAACAACGTGCTCGTGGTAGGGCAGGTGACGAACAGGTAGATATGTTCACGTTACAGCGTGAATTAGAAGCACTCCAAGCACGTCCAGAAGAAACTCGTGCAGAGCCTACAGAACAGCTAGAAATTCCTGAAGTTACTCGGTCAGAACGTGGGCAGGTTCAGAGAGAAATGTTTGGTCCTCGTGGTGGTGTGCAGAGACAACCTGCCGATACCAGACAGCCTGAACCAAAAGCAGGTCCTCAACAACAGGATATGGGTTTCGAGCAGCAGCAAGAACAAACAGAGATGCTAGGTCCAAGAGGTGGGATACTACGTAGACCGCGTGGACGCCCTGCTGAACCTAGAACCCCCGAAGTCGCCCCCGAAGTCGCCCCCGAAGTTGCTAAAGAGCAGTTGTCTCTATTTGGCCCAAAAGGTGCGCCTACTAAAGCGGCACGACAACCTACGCCACCTGCGCCACCTACAGAACCACCTGTGCCACCTGCGGAAACAAAACCTGCTGAAGCCCCGTCTACTACACCGAAAGCAGAACGTAGGTCGGTAACTGCTAAAGACCTAAGAGAGCTTAACATCCCTAAGATTAAACCTGTATACAAAGAAGTTATTGGTAAGGATCTAAACGATCCTGCGCAACGAGAACAGGTAATAACTGCTCTGGACAACTACGCAAAAACGAGTAGGATTAAAGCTAATACCAAGCAGAAGATACAAGACTTCATTGCAAAGGCAGACCAAGATGTTCAACCTGTCAAAACTAAGCCAGCAGCAGGTGGAAAAGGCGCTAAGCCTAGTGTACCAAGCGCACCTGCAAGAGGAGCCACTACACTACAGCAACCTACCGAACGACCTGCAGGAACTGGACGAGCTGGACTGGGAGCTAGTAAGCCTGACACTGCAGCTGCTCCTGTACGAGCAGAATCTAAGCCAGCTCCATTAAAACCCGTTGAAACGAAAAAAGCGGAAGCACCTAAGCAGTTACCCAAAAAACGTAAGAAAGGCGAAGCTATCCCAGCCAGTGAAGTTGCGGAGCGTATAGCAGCGGAACGTGCAAACCAGAAACGCGTCGATAAAGCAACAGACGAACTTAAAGCTAAACGTCGTTACTTAGAAGAGCTAAAGGCTATCGAAGCCGAAAAAAATGCCGAGAAAAGAAAAGCAAACGAAGCCGCTGTTATGGAGCGTATTCGCCAAGATCTAAAGAAAGAAAAAGGTATAGACGCTAGTATCCAGCAAGTTCGTGCCGCCGTATATGTGCTGGTTAAACGTAAAAAATCTACGGGTACTACAGAACCAAGCACCACTTCAAAAACGTCTGAAAAGAAATTACCGCCATACGCTAAGTCACTTGGTCGTCCATTAGACACAACGATTCCAGACCAATTATCTACCGCAGACAAGTTTAAGATAAAGAACGCTTTACAAGAACAACCTGCCGTACGCCCAAGAACCGAAGAACAAGCGGTAACTAAGGCATTGCATATCTATTTCGGACGGTTTAAGCGCCCTATGGATGGACTTTTTGCCGCAATATATGACATGCAACGTGCCGCAATAGAAGGAGAAGTTAGGTACCGATTCCCTGCAGAGACTAGTCAGGACATTAAAGATTTCTTTAACGGTATGAACGCCGAGAACGCTGCTCGTGTAGTTAAGTGGGCAGAAACAAATCTAAGCAACAAAGCGGTAGTAGACACAGTAACACAAAATATCGCGGCGGACATGCAAGCGCAAATGAAAGCGTTAGAGGAAGCCACAACAAAAGATATAGACCTTGTTGAAAAAACACGTGCGGAAGAACTGAAAGAAGCCCAAAAAATAGCACGTGGCGAAGAGCGTAAAGCCGAAAAAGAAGCGCAAGCTAGAGAAGAAGAAAAAATAAGTAAACGCCAGATCAAGATTCTTGATGAGTATGTGCCCACGTCTGAAAACGTCGATGAGTTAGCCGCTGCCCTCAACGCGGTAGTTGACGCTACCAAGATAGTTAAGTCAGATGTAGATCCAGAAGTAAGTTACGTAAAAGACTCTGGGTTACGCACCAAAATAAAAAATGATGTAGCCGCGTTTATAGCAGCTGGTGGGCGGATAAAACAATACCTGTTGAGAAAGGCGGTGACTTCGTTCTACGTCCCTGCACACCCCAAAGTGCAAGAACTTTTAACTGCTGGAGATTTAAAAGGCGCATTGCAAACATTAGCAGCTACGTTTGGTAATAAAGATGTAGCACGCGTTGCTAAAATATTAGCCGACTATGTTGGTACTACGAAAGTCGTAGTAGAAAGCAATCTACGCAATGAAATGGGTGAGCCTGTTGCAGGTTTCTTTGACCCCGCGACTAACACAATCAAACTAGACAGCCGCCATGCGGGCAATGTGCACACAATATTGCACGAAACTACCCACGCAGTGACTTCGGCAACGCTAGCAAACAAGTCGCACCCACTGACCAAGCAGTTGCAGAAGCTGTACGAAGAAGTAAAAGAAGCCTTGCCTGATGAATATGGTTCGAAATCTCTAGACGAGTTTGTAGCGGAAGCATTTACTAACCCAGAATTCAGACAGCAGTTGGGTGGTATGCGGGTTGGTAATGAGAAAGTAACCACCCTGCAAAAATTCTTAACATCAGTCGGTAACTTCTTACGAAGATTGCTTGGATTGCAGCCCGTAGAAGCTGAGAATATGCTTACAAAAGTAGATGGTCTGATAGAAGCGATCATCGCACCTTCTATGGGGTCCAGAAACTCAGGCAAGCTATATTTGGCTAGTGCAACAGGTACGGGCGGTAAAGTCGTAGATGACGCACAGAAAAACCCACCGAAAATAACTAAAGAAACTATAGATAGCTTTCTAGAATTACTGAAATCAGCAGTGCCTCAGAAAGTAAAAGATGCCGCGCTGTCTCTACTACCAATCGACCAGTTGTCTGACATAGCGACTAAATACGTGCCCGCAGTCAAAAAGTTCAATGATCTCATCCAAGAAGAAGTTGGGCGACTCAATGAAGTACGTAACAAAATCGAATCCCCAATAAAATCAATAGCTAAATGGGTGAACAGTAGTCCAAAAGATGTTCAAAAAGCGTTTAATGATCTGGTGCATTTAAGCACGTTATACCAAGTAGATCCTGAAAAGCCTCGGTCCGACTACGAAGGTAAAACAGACGCGAGTGGAAATGACAAAGCCAAAAGCTGGGATATAGTAAATAAGCTATGGGAAAAAGTAGAAGAAGATGGGCACACTCAATACAGAACTACTCGTAACATATACCGGTATACGTTCTCACTACTTAAAGATTCGATCAGTGCGAGACTCGATGCTGCTGGGGTAGACCCAAAAACTAAAAAGCGTGCGATGGACGAAATCCTCGCCAAGATGACTAAGAGTGCCATCGAACCATACTTTGCGCTGACTCGAAGCGGTGATTTCCGAGTGTCTTACAACGCAGTTGACCCTAATACTGGGAACTTTGAAACTTACGTATCGTTCTTTGAAAGTGACTTCGCTAGAACTCGTTTCTTACAACAGCTACGACAAGAGCTATATAAAGAAAACAAAAGTGCGATAGATAAATTAGCACGTGAAAAGAAGATATCTGTACAGGACGCTACCAATAGCTTCCACTCGGTGAGTAAATTCAACAAAATCGAGGATGGTGCTTTTGCTAACGCACCTCAAGCGTCGTTTATCGGCACCATTATAAAAACGCTCGAAGCTAACAACGTGTCTTCAGAAGCCAAAGCCGATATTATAGAGCTGATGCTGAACTCCATGCCGGAACGTTCTATAGCTCGTGCGCTACAATCTCGTAAAGAAGGCGGCGTTTTAGGATTCGACAATGACGCAGTGAAAGCCCTGAAGTCAAAAAGCTTTTCTCTATCTAATCAGTTAGTGCGTATGGAGTACTCGTCTAAGCTAAGTAAAGTTGAGACTGAAATACGCGAGCAACTTAAAAAATCTAGCAACAACACAGATCCTGAGTTAGCTACTTATTTAGGTAACGAGGTATTGCGACGGATACCGTTTGCACGCCGCCCTGACCTACCAAATTGGGCTAGAAACCTACGACTTTTCGGATTTACCATGACGCTAGGACTCAACGTATCTTCAGCTACCGTTAACTTGTTCCAGTTACCTATGGTTGTTATGCCTTATGTAGCTCCTATATATGGCGGGTTCGGTACAGTAACTGGGTCTATTGGTAAAGCAACTCGTTTGTTTGCTAATAGTGGGACAAACCGTAAATTAGATGTTGTAAGCGATAAGCTCGTAAATGGAGAAGTTGTATTCGAAACCAAGACAGTAGAGGGTGGTGTAGCAGGGCGTTCTCTAGACAACTACTTTGAAGTCAACAGTGATGGTTCTCTAAGAGTCAGAAACGATATGGGACTGACCGACGCCCAGAAACGTGAGGTGCAGGAACTAGCAGAGTTGGTAGAAGTAGCTGGAGATATGGCACAGCTTAACCGCTCAATTACATACGACTTGCTAGAGATGGACAAAACGTCAAGTCTAATTGATAAAATGGCCGCGGTGTCTGGGTTTGTATTCCACCACTCAGAAAGGCTTAATAGGCAAGTCACTTTAGCTACCATATACGACTTAGAAATCAAAAAGCGTAAAAAGGCTAAAGGTGAGTTGTCTAGGCAAGACCGTATAGAAGCCGCACGGGAAGCGGTGCGTATAACTGACTTAACTAACGGCGGAACCGCTGCTGCGGGAACTGCACGTATCGCGCAAAACGGTTTAGGTAGCGTCGTGATGTTATTTAAGCGGTACGGAATATCTATGTACTATCTGCTGACTAAGACGCTAAATGACGCTCTACGTGGTGCTAGCCCAGAAGCTAAAAAGCTAGCTAGACAACAGTTTGCGGGCATATTCGGCACCACTGCACTGCTTGCAGGGGCTAGGGGGTTACCTTTCTTCGGTGCCCTTGCGATGATTTACAATTTATTCGCTGACGACGATGAGGAACGTTTTGAAGAAGTAGTTGCGAAACACTTCGGAGAGCCTATAAACGGTGGGATGTTGAACTACCTAACCGGTCTCGACATAGGTAGCAGGGTAGCACTATCGGACCTCATATTCCGAGCGCCTAGAATAGAAAAAGATCAGTCTGCGATCTGGACTATGGCGGAGTCTTTAGGCGGTCCCGCACTAGGTTCAGCTATGGCTGTGGAATATGGGGTCAGGCTACTCGGTCAAGGAGAAATTCAACGTGGTGTTGAACAAGTATCCCCCGCCGCTATCCGTAACATGCTTAAAACATGGCGATACATAGATGATGACGGAGTGTTGACACGTCGAGGAGACCCTGTAATAGAAGACCTCAATGGGTTTAACTTAGGTGCACAATTCTTTGGTTTTGCTCCTGCCGAATACACTCAGAAGATGGCTATAAACGCAACGCAGAAACGGAAGGATCGCAAGATAACCACCGATAAAACTTCTCTCCTGCGTAAATACTATATAGCTATGCGTCAGGGTGATAGTAAAGAAGTGAACAAGATAATGCGTGACATGCTTGAGTTCAATCGCAAGAACCCACTCGTTGCTATAACTCCAAATACAATTAAACGATCTATGTCTCAGCACATGCGTACTACACAACGTATGTATAACGGGGTTCTGTTCAGCCCTAAACTTAGCGACTCGTTGATACAAGATGCTAATGAGTACGACTCTGACATATCTATATGGCAATAAAAAAGCCCTAGCAAGCTAGGGCAAGGGAGAACGACAAAAGATTGCGGGGGAGCAATCAGTGTCGCGGACAGGATATCATACAGTTCGCCAAATGCGAACCCCCAGTTTTTCACCATAAATCACGCACTTATGCGACACTTTGAATCCTTTTTGTTCGCATATCTTACGCACCTGCGCTACACATTTCTCATTGTCTATACATGGTATAAACATACTAGACCCAACTACGAACTTATCCCAGTCAAGTGTGATCTTAACGCCGTCGGGTGCAATCTCGTCAATCTTCAGTATCGGCATCTTCCGAGTCCCGCCAATGACAGTCCACGATTAACACGTCAGACGGAGGCATGTTCAAATGGGTACCCTTAGTCAAGCGGATCTTCCCACGCTTCGCCCCTAAATCTTTGATGAGATCTTCTAAAAAACTGCCATAATTTAACTGCTGTCTAGCACACCAACTCTTTAGGTACTTCGGTATCAAGTACGCCCTGTTTATATCGGTTTCATACCGACCCACCAACCTACCTTTCGGAGTGGCGTCAGGAATAACTAAGGTGTCTAAACCGTTGTTGTTACCCTGTTTCCGTAGGTCGTCCGTGCTTTTTATCTGTAGCATGTTGTTGATATTTTCACTCAAGTATTCACTTAATAGCTGCTGTACCCCGATGTTCATAGATAGCACCGCCTTCCTGTTCTCGTTAATGATAGTCTTTAGAGTCGCCAGTATTTTATCTACGTCGTAGTTGACTAACCCTAACTTGTTTGTAATAACACAAGCGGTAAGTACCGTAGCACTCAACGCTGACCAAAACCGATCTTGCTGATCTAACTTACAATGCTCGTCTACGCGCTCTGTTACGTCTCGCAGTAACCCACGTACCTCGTCGATATGTCTCATAAGGTAGTTAACGTATACCGCACCTGCCCAACCGTAATTTTTAGTCAGTATGCCGTTAAATCTGTCAGTCTCACGCTTGTCTAAACCTCTGAACTTCTTCGCTTTTACTTCTAGTATCCTACGGGCTTCGGCGAGGGGAGCCGCCTTAGTTGTTGCTATGGCTTCAATAATACTTTTGTTACCTGTCATCACCGTTGCTAATGCCCAAGGTTCCCCACGTATACGCTCTACGTTCGATCCCCCACTCATACGACCTCGTTGCTGTCCGCCTGTTGTCACGTAGGCATTATCACCTAACACTTTTGGATCTGCGTTAGTTATCTCGTCCACTGGGAGTAAGATGTTCTTGTATATCTCTGCACGGTTCCATAAGAAGTTCGCTGTATCGCTGTTACGTATGGTCAATGCTTCTGGGTCTCCCCACACACTAGCACCTGCCCACAGTGCCGTGGTCTTACCAAAGCCGCCGTCCTTGCTGTGAATATGCAGAGACACGCCGTTGACCTTATCGACAAACTCCACAAGCGGAGAGGCGAAGCTCAGTAGCATGACGACCTGATGCAGTTCCATGCCATCTCTGTTAAAAAATTCTGGTACCTGCTTCCAATCTTCTAGGGAACCTTTAGGTTCAAATGCTTTGAAATACTGCGACGTAGCCGCACTGGGGTGATTGTCGATAATACTGCCTGTTCTGTACTCCTTGTTACCTAGTACAAAACCCTTACAGTCATCAATCCACCCAAACTGCCTACGTGCGTCCTCTGCTATAGTTGTAGCTTGCAATTCGTTAATCCACTTAATCATATACATCATTAACTCGTCTATTTTAGGAACAGCGACACCTTTCATCGCCATGTGTTTTCTAAACTCATCTCTCGATGTTACTGCGGTCAACGGCATTGAAAACTCAATGACCCCATCTCTGGGCAGGTGCAATCGCAGTATGACTGACTCTCCTAACTCTGGATCTCGGACACGTCTCAGTGCATAAAAGTCGTTATGGTAAACTAACTTCTCTTCGACCTCACCGTCCGCTGAAGTCTGCCGATAATAGATACCCCCTGTCTTACCACGGAAGTAAGGTTTTGGGTACGTAGGAATATTGTAAGTTATGGGCGCTGATAGATCTCTTACAATATTCAAGGCAAGCGTTGCAGAATTCAAGTCGCTATTGACTTCTTCAGGTTTTTCTGCTTTTTTCGGGGATTCTACTACAACAACGTTATCTTCCTCGGTTGCTTCTTGGATCTCTCTGCCGAGATTGATAGGTGACTTTATCTTGTTTCTGTGAGGGCAGTCTTTACACTTGTCTGGGTTAAACTCTTCGAAGGTAGTGCACAAGTACGGACCCTTGATATTGTCCATCTTCTCCTGCGTAGCTTCTTCGGTGTAGTCTGGGTGCTCGTGAGACATAAACTTAGCCGCCTTCACCCCATCACTGCAGAACTTAGCGATAGATAGCCCTGCACGCCACATCGGTTCGTCAAGCGTATCTTGGTTCTTTAGAATGTACGCAATCTGCGCACAGCCTTTTCCTTTGGAAGTTTTATCAAGAATCTTCTTGAAATTACTTTGCACGTTCCCCGCAAGGGCGTCCCATACCGCGTTAGTCCCTTCAATCTTTACAGGAACTGGTATCATGTCCTCGCCGAGAAGCGAAGCAAAGTAGTCGAAGTTAACTTGTTTGGCTCCGTGACCCAGTATCTTTACAGGTCTTGGATTGTCTTTCTTGTGGTTGTGAGTATCTGGCACACGCAGTACTCGTGCCGCATCTGAAGTCACCGCCGGATCAGCGTACAACCCTTCTTCCGCACAAACACGTTTCAGCCTGTTGGCTACAGTAACCCAGTCTGTGATACCTACGCTTTCAGTCAGTATCCAGTAGCAATGTAGTCCGCCACCGCTGTCCACTATCAACGGGGTGGGTAGTTTTAACTTTATGCAAAACTCTTTGAGTGCATCAAGAGCTTCCCGCTTTGTGGCGTAGTCTTTACCTGCACCACAATCTATGTCTATAAAGAGAGACTTCATGCTAACTGTGTTGTTAGCTTTCCTTGATCCCTCTACTTTGTAAGTAGCCAGTCCGAAAAAAGTATTATATCCATCTGCGTCTAAAACTTTGGCTTTTTTAAGTAGCTCCTGCTTATCAGTAAAAAACTTCTGAATCCGCTTGCCATCTTTGTTGTACGCAAATAAACAGTAATACCCATCGTCCCCCAGTACTGTATTTATAAACTTGTTTACGTCCATGTTCTCCACCGCCAAAAAAGAGAGACAGGGGCACCGTAGTGCCCTTTTCGGCAACGCCTAGTCGCTTTATATTTAAGATTTATTCATCGTCGTCCCAAGCAGATACAATATCACTCAGGTCGTCGTCTTCTTCTTTGGGGGCAGGTTTAGATTTCTTTACCACACGCTTGGGTGCTTCTTCCTCTTCCTCTTCAACTGGCTCCTCTACCTTCTTGGTAGGTTCCTCAGCTTCTTCGAATAGGCTAGGCTTCTGCTCTAACGCGGGTGCATTTGCAGTGTCTGTCTGATACACAGTAAGGGTAATAGCCTTCTTGGTCTCAGGTGCGTCACGTAACGCAACCACTTGCTCTAACTCTCCTTCCGATAAAGGTCGAACAGGTTTGAAAAACAGCTTCGGTACATCACTGTCTTCGTCAAAATACATCTCTGTAACGACGGCAATAGCGGGAGTATCGTGTGCACGTAAGTACCTAGCATAGGCTTGCATAGGCATCTTCTTGTTCTTGGCATCACCGAACACACTGGTAGCCGCTAACTGCAACTGATACACCGTGTCTAGCTTACCCTCGATAGCAACTGCGATGCGCTGTGAGAATCGGCATGCACGTGAATTACCTTGACCAGAACCCTTTACGTTCATCGGGCAGTCAATACATTTCGCAGACTGACGCTGATCTTCTGGCACTTCTTGTGCGGGGGTCTGAGTATCTTTAGACCAACACGTTGGCGCTACGACCTTACTAGAATCGTATTCACCTTTATAATATGTTCTTGATACTGGCGCGGCATCCACAATCACGATGTTAATGCTGTCGTCTTTACTTACGTTAACCTGTTCGCCGTTTACGATCTCGCGGAATTTACTCCCTTTGATGCTGATACGACGATTGGTACCCCCAGCCCCTCCACCAGCTAAGTTGTCATTCAAGCCTTTCAAAGACTTAAACAGGTCACTGTTGGCTAAAGCGTTATCCTTAAAAATTGATAGTTCTGACATTGTCGTCTCCTTTAAATGTCTTCATCGAAAAGACCAACCTCGTCATTGAGAAAGTCTATATCGTCTGTGATGTCTAGTTCTATATTATCTTCGGTGTCTGAATTGCCATCACCTCCGAAGTCTAGCTCTAATTGCTCTCCACTTTCAACTGCTTCTTCCGAAACAACGTCCGTAGCACCTAACATAAGTAGGGCTTCTTCTACCCTCGGAATGGAAAACCGATACGTGCTGCCTAATTTAATGTAGGTATTTGCAGGTATCTTGTTAGTCCTAGCCCACATACGTATCGTGCTAATTGACACGCGAAAGTAACGCGCTACGTCTTCGATTGGGACGAATCCCTTGAGTTCACTCATACAACCTCCTTACGATTTTCTAATTGAAACAACATACTCTGAGTCTACGTTCAAACCTTTCGGCAGTAGGTCAGGATTCTCTTCTAAGAATTGCTTGATGTTCGTCTGGTTCAATGACTTACTGAGCAACTCAGGCACTTGATTGTCCACGATAAAGCGGTACATAGACTCCCAATCGGATGTCCAGTATTTTGTTCTGGTGGAGCGATAGAAAGTGCCGTGATCCGTCTTAACGCTATTGACGTTCTCGGTCTTGCAATAATCAAGTAGCGCCTTCTTAATCTTTTCTTGGTGCTCTACTAACTGCTCATCCTGCTCTTTGAAGTCTTTAGCAATCTCGCTACGCTTCTCTTTGATTTTCATATAAGCCTTAGTCAGCTTATCAACAGATATCTTTGACATTGTGTTCTCCTTTTTCAGCACCGATTTAGTATCGGGATATTTAGTATAGTGTCGTATCTTAACTTAGTCAATTATTTCTTTGTAAAGGTCGATCATCTTTGTGTGTACGTCAATTCTATTATCAAGCAGTTGGTAAATGTGACGTTCAACGGGACTTCCTTGGAGTTGTATAACCGTACACGGATGTCGTTGTCCTGATCGGTGAACCCGAGCGTTAGCCTGTGCGTATGTCTCCAATGAGGGCGTCGGTCCCCACCACACCACGGTATCAGCGGCAGTCAATGTAACCCCGTGCGCGGCAGACTGTGGTTGGATAACTAACACCTCTGGGTCTGTCTGTTCTTGGAACCGCTTGAATATCTCTGTGCGTTTGGGTGCAGGTACGTCCCCGCGTATCACCCCTACAGTAACACCGTCTTTTTCTAACTTTTCTGTAAGGATATCAATAACATGTTTAAATGGTACGAATATAAGAGCCTTGTTACTTGTCTCGTCAATAACCTCTTTCAGTACTTTGTACCGATGCTTGATATCGAACTCCACTGCCTCACCGTTATCGGTGTACAAAGCACCTGCGGACAGTTGGAGTAACTTGTTCATGTTAACTGCGGCATTGGCAGACGTGATCTGTTCTTCTGCGGCAATAATCGCCATACGCTTGCGTAGCTCTTCATAGTATTTCAGTTGCTGTCTGGTCATTTCGACTTCGCGTTTGACATAAGTCATTTCTGGCAAGTCAAGACATTGCTCTTTCGTAAAGCGAATAGCGGGTTGTAGTGCGTTATGAACGATCTCAGATGCGTTCTCTTTGGGTATCCATCGAAATTGCGTAACCTTAAACATCACCTGATCCCGAAACGCACTAAAGAACTTAGGTACTGCTTTCGGATTAACGAGTTTAGCCAAGCCGTAGGCATCAAGTGGACTCTGTGCGGCAGGTGTGCCCGTCATCATCCATAACCAAGTGTCGGGCTTCAAAATAGCTTGTAGTGTCTTCCACCGTTTAGTCTGTGGGTTCTTGTAGTGTGTTGCTTCGTCCACGATGATTAGATCAAACCCACCGTTAGCTATGGCATCGCGCACGATCTCTACGCCATCATAATTTATTATCACGAAGTCGCTTCCAGACTGTATTATCTCACTGCGTTTTTTGGCAGAGCCATACGCCACCGAGACTGATCGGTGCATCGCAAACGTAAACAAGTCGTTACGCCATGCGGAATCCATAATTGATAGTGGGCATATAACTAGGGCGCGTCGGATACGTCCTTGCTTCATTAAGAAGTCTGCCGCCCAGATCGCACTGGCTGTCTTACCTGTACCCTGCTCATTAAAGCAGAACGACTTTTGGTTAAGGGTAAGAAACGCGGCGGTATCTTTCTGATGTTCAAATGGTTTGTGTTTGCCCGTCCACTCATAACGCTCTTTGATTGGTGACGGTGCCTTGATATTTAGGTTCCTTAAAACTTGCACTTCATCTAACCCCCAGTGCACGAGCACTTTGTTATCTTCTAGTTCTTTGCTCTTCGGTATAACGGTCGTTACTTTCTGCGGATGTCGCAGTCTTAATAGCAACGCTTTATTGTCTACGATTTCCAAAACATGTTCTCCTTAGTACAGCTAATCCCACGATACTGGTGTTCGTGTTTTAAAGTTAGCCCCGCTTCGCTCACCGATGGGGCTAAGTCGGCTATGCGGGTACTCACTACCCTTGAGCTTGCTAGATTTTATTAAGTGCATCTAGCCAACACTTTTGAATTAGGAGCCCCGCTTCGCTCACCGATGGGGCTAGGTCGGTACATAGGTCTTGGAGTAGAACCCTGAGCTTGCTAGATTTTATTACGTGCATCTAACCAACACGTAGCCACGGAGGGAGCGACTATTTCTTTTTGCTTCTAGGTGGCTTACTTAACGCGCCACCTGCGGCACGGTTCTTACTTAGGCTCTGTACAGTAACCCCATCCTTGTTACTGCCGCCACGGGCTAACGGCTTCTTGTGCGCTACGTCCTTACCTTCACGCTTGTCAGCCTTACCGTTCTTGTTGGCATCCTTGCCAGTCTTGTCCATAGCACGTCTAGCCCGTTGTCTTTCCATACGGTTCTCGTGCTCACCACGCTCTTTCTGCTGTTCGTATTCTTTCTTGTACGGTCTTGGTTTCTTAGTGTACGGCATTAGCTTCTCCCGTTGTGGGGGCACTCAGTTACTACGCAGTGTCGTCGACATAACCCACTAGGGTGTGCGTTCCACACATCGTTCTTAAAGGCGGCTTCCATCTGACCATAGTCAGACAACCACTTGCGCCATAACTTCTGTTCGTGTTCTTTGTAGTATGTATCTGTTATGAACTTATTTGCAACTGTAAATAACAGACCCGCTTTAACTACTTCGATCTCAGGAAAGTGCTTAAACAGTGCGAGAGCCATTAGCTCTAACTGACCCTTATCGGCGTACTTCGCACTCTTACCTGTCTTGTAGTCAATAACTTTAGCTTTCTTGTTCTCACGGTCTAGGATCACTAGGTCAGCAATACCACGAAACCACACGTTCTCGTCCTTGAATCCGCATGGTTCTAGGTTCTCAGTAAGTCCCATCTCGTACTCGCACAGTTTCTCACCCTGCATCTCAGAAAGTACTTTAAGTGTAGGCTCCATGTACTTGAAAGCCTCGGGTAAAGGTTTGCCGTCTCGTATGTACAACTCTGCCGCTTCGTGCGCAACTGTACCGTAGAGCATGGCTTCTGTTTCTGATTCGCTGTAGTTCTTCGCTATCTTAAGATGATAGAACTTCTTAGGACATTGCTCGAAAGACTTTATCCTACTAAACGACCAAGGCGAGATACCACTCATTGTAAAGTTCTAACCCCCGCTTTAAGAGCCGCTTCATCTCTCGCCTGTAAGTCTTCAACTAAAAACCTTACTCCGGCAGTCCAACCTCGACGCATCCCTTGGTAGAATAATCTAAGGCATACATCGGCGTGTTGCTTAATTATTTCAGCGTCTTCTGGCGCTACTTCCTCGACCATATCTAACACTTCCCGCCAACTATCTTTAGTCGCAGACCCAACAATCGTATCTATCTCTTCAGTTGTGTAATTCATTCGCAATCTCCATAAGATGTTCCAGTTCCACTTTCACAGTTAATGGGCATACCTTCAGCCCACTTCGGTACGAGCCGCATACACTGCTCTATGTAGCCTTGAGCTACAGTTAATTCATCTTCTGGTACACAGCATACAACAGAATCGTGCACCGTCAAAACCACGCGGTATCGCTTAGATATCGCTAGCATCTGCTCACCTATGATACACCGAGCGATGCCTTGGCACACGTTCTCAGTAACCTTACCACCATATATCTTTACACGACCTCGACGTGTCTTGTAGTCAAACTGCAAGCCTTTGTCGTTCTGCTCGAACCTCAAATCTTCATAGCACATCATTAGACCAGACGGTAACTTTATACCGTACTTCTCAGGTACCACTTCAATAGATTGTCCTAAGTTGTAATTACGTCCTTGAGTCATGTTCACCAAAGTCTGCTGGGCGTTACGCCAGAATTGACTTATGTGGTTATTTGTTTTCCTATAGATGTCGATAATCCGACGGGCTTCGTCAAGTTCTATATCAAACCCAAACGACTTGAGTTGATCTTGGAACCGTAGGCTACCCATACCGTAACCGCACCCGAGAATCGTCGTCTTCCCTACAAAGCGTTGGTCTTTATTTACTTTGTCTTCTGGTACGTTATAGATAGCAGACGCCATCTTCTTGTACACATCCCGCCCTTCTTGGAACGCCTCAACCAAATCTTGTTGACCTGCAATCCACGCAAGTACCCTAGCTTCGATCTGCGAAGAGTCGCAGTCCACCAGTGTGTAGCCCTCAGGTGCAACGATACTTCTCTTTAGCGCCTTCCCGTTTGGACCACGGCTTGGTAGGTTCTGTAGGTTAATCTTGTCATCACCACCCCAACGTCCAGTGTGTGCGGCATAGTACCGTACAGGTACGGGTAACTTACCTCGACTAGCTATGTCTATGAACCTCTGCGTGCGGGTCTCCTCTAACGTACTCTTTGTACCCAACCGTGCAGTGGCTAGGGCTTGCACCCTGTCGTCTTCGTGTTCGAGTAGTGCAGTGAACCCCTCGTCGGTTTTAGCAAGTGCAAGTGTTTCTTTACCTGTGGTCTTGCTGATCTTAGTAGGTGGCGTGACTCCAAACTCTTTGAGAAGCTCCGCAAACTTATTGTTACTCATAAGTTCTTCTCGTGAAGCATTTATAGTTTCCAGCAACCGGGACTTTCTTTCCTTCACGTTGTGTAAATGAGTTTCTAGTAAGTCTTGATCTAGTTCTAACACTGGCTCAATAAACATACGAAGCGTTAGGTCTATCAACTTAAGTTCTTTTGTAGGGAACCCCTTACCCATGATCTTAAATAGCTTATAAGTTAACTCGACATCGTTGACGCAGTAGTCTCCGTACTTGTCTAGCTCTGCTTCACTAAAATCTATACGTCGCTTGCCTAACGCGTTAACAACCTCGTTACCTTTCTCCCCAATCTTGTACCGTTCAGCCAGTGCTTTAAGTGATCCACCTGCATTGACACCATGTACTGCACGACCGATACACAATGTATCAGCCCAGACACGAGGGCGAATATCAAAAAGCCAACTAAGAATAGCACCGTCAAACATAGTATTGTGAGCGAGTACCATAGAGTCTGCCCAATTAAACGTATCCAAATAGTCTTTGATCTCATCATGTCTCCCGCTCGCCCATTCAGTCGGACCGTTGTTTACTTTTATGCCTACACCTATCACTTCGAACCGAGGATCGCGTATGTATTCCTCAGTAGTCATCTTGCTTAGTGAAAAGTCCTTATCGTAATAGGTCTCAAAATCAACCGTTATCAAATCCATTATCTTTTATCTCCCTCCACAGTGAGTCGTCATACACATAGTCCGTATCTTTTACCTCAGCAGTGCGCATGTTCTTAGCTTTTGCCGCCCACATACTAGCTTGCATAGCCTTACCACTTTCG